GAGAAGTGGGAGACGACCTGGAACGAATCGCTGCGGTATGCGGTCCGCGACGGCATCAGCAAGATCATCGCCACCGGCACGCCGAAAGCAGCCCGCCCGGCCCGCAAGCTGGTCCGGGCGCTGATCCGCAACGACCCCGGCGAGGGCGGGGTGATCGTCCGCAAGCTGCGCACGATCGACAACGCGGCCAACCTGTCCGATGAGTTCCTGCGGGCGGTCATCGGCGCGGCGCAGGGCACCCGGCTGGAGCGCCAGGAGCTTGAGGGCGACCTGCTGGATGACGTGGCCAACGCGCTGTGGACCCGGGACCTGCTGGACTCGATCAGGGTCAGCGGCGGGGTGGGTGACACCGCGAACGGCGGGCCGGAGTACGTGCGCGAGATCAAGATCGGCGTGGACCCCAGCGACGGCGGCGAAACCTCCGATGAGCAGGCATACACCGTGGTCGGCCTCGGCCCGGTGATGGACCCGCACCCGCTGTACGTGCTGGAGAACTGGGGCGGCCAGTGCGCCCCGGTGCCGTTCGCCCAGCAGGTGATCCGCCGGGCGATCACGCTGGGCGAGCAGCACGGCTGCCGGGTGGAGTTGATCATCGAGAAGAACCACGGCGGCGCGTGGCTGCGGGCCACCTTTGAGCAGGTCATGAAGTCGATGAAGGTCCGCTGCCCGTACCGGGTGATCCACGCCAGCCAGGCCAAGCGGGTCCGCGCCGAGCCGGTGTCCGCGCTGTATGAGCAGGGCGGCGGCCGGGTCCGGCACTGCCACATCGCCCGCTACGACCAGACCGACCGCGGCCAGCCGCACCGCATCCCCGACCCGCACATGCCCGAATTGGAGGACCAGATGGCCACGTTCACGGGCGCGGCCGGGGAGCGCTCGCCGGACCGCCTCGACTCGCTGGTATGGGCGCTGAGCCCGTACCTGCGGCACAGTTTCGGACCCCCTGGCAAACATGGCGCGAAGCGCTGGGCGCTGGCCGCCGAGATCGACTCCGCGGCCGAGCCGCGGATCGAGAGAGCCCGGCGCAGGCTGGCCCAGGCACACGGCGGGGCCTATCCTGGCCCTGACAAGTGGTCGTTGGAGTCGTTCGCCCCGCAGCCCGATGACCAGCGCAGCACCAACGTGCGATCGTGGCGGTGAGTGTGATCAGCGGGGCGAGTGGCCGAGTGTGCAGGTCTTGCACTGCCGCCGCTGCGTCGGTCCCACCAGGTACGTGTTTTCCGGGGTGTACTCATGCTGCTGCGGGCAGCGATCCTTGGCCCGCTGCTGGGCTCCCCGCCGCTGGCCGATCGACGGGTCACCAACCCCGTCGTAGCGGTTGTGGCAGGACCGGCACATCGGCGTGTAGCTCGCGGGGTCCTCGGCGTCCCGCCCGTGGATCAGCGCCCAATCGCGGGCCGTTGCCGGGCAGCCGGTGCACCGCCGTGCGTTCGCCGGTCCCCGTGCCCGGACCACCCGCTTGTGCTGCCCTGAGTACGACGTCACTGCCTGCCCTCTCTGTCTGTACTTACAGCCTACCGGTGGAAGGGGGGTGATGCCGATGTCGTCACGTGATTCTGCGCAGGCTGGCCAGCTTGTGCAGTTCCCTGATCTCAAGCCCAAGACGCGCCGAGAATTGCTCGGAAACGAATTGGGCACGCAGTTTGACATAGGTGAGCGGCTTTTCGCTTACTTCGGGAAAGGGGATGTGTTCGACTATTTAAGGTGACTGGACCGCCCGGGACATGAAAGACATGTTCCGCCGGGATGGTATTTGCTCGGCGGTGGAAATGGTGCTCACCCTTCCTATCCGCGAGGCGGACTATTCCATTCAGCCCGCGAAAGGCGACAAGGGCGAAGCCGAGTTTGTCAATTCGGTGCTGATGACCCCGGACATTACCGGCGGAATGCAGACGCCCATTCAGCAGTTCGTCGGCCAGGTCACCAGCGCGCAGGTCTACCGCCGGTCGTTCTTTGAGAAGGTGTGGGACATCCGCGACGACGACGGCAAGGTGATCTTGACCAAGGTCGCGTTCCGCCCGATCGCCACCTGCCAGGCCCGCTACAACGCCCGGACCGGGGCTCGCAACGGCTTCCGCCAGCAGATCTGGCTGGCGGGCGGCAACATCGGCATGTCCGCAGGCCAGAAGCTCCCCGGCTATGTGGACATCCCGCACGTGCGGAGCTTCATCCACACCAACGGCAAGCACCGTGAGCCGCTGTCCGGCACGTCGGAAATGGACATCTGTTACTGGTGTTACCAGACGAAGCTCAAGTTGCTCTACCTGTGGTACCACTTCCTGGAGAACCAGGCGCTGCCCCGCACGATCGTCTACGGCAACGACCAGCCCGAGGCCAACACCCGCGCCGACGACATCGCCAGCCTCAAGTCCTCCGGTGTGGTCGGCCTGGTCCACCCGCCGGACGGCCAGAAGGCGTTTGACGTGCTGGAATCCACGGGCGGACCCAGCGAAATGTTTGAGAAGGCGATGGGCTGGCTGGAGTCCTGGCAGACCCACAGCGTGCTCGCGGGCTTCATGGCGCTCACCGGCTCGGCAACCGGTGGCCGGGGCAGCTACGCGCTGAGCCAGGACCAGTCCAGCTTCTACCTCAAGTCCCGGCAGGCCGTCGCCAAAGAGATCGCGGAGTCGATCAGCTACGACGTGATCCGCCCCCTGGTGGTGCTCAACTTCGGCACCAAGGCCGCGCTGCCTACCTGGAAGTTCGGACCCTTGCAGGATGAGCAGGCCCAGGCGCTGCTGACGATGTTCTCCACCCTGGCTGCCGCCCCGGCGCTGCACATCCCGCTCCAGATCCTGGACCTGATCACCGAGCGGATGGCGTCGATCCTGCAACTGGACATCGACCAGGTGCACGCCGCGCTGACGTCCACCGCCAACCAGCGGGCCGAGCAGCTTGCCGCCGCCGCCCCGCCCGGCATGCCGCCGCAGGCCGCGGGGCAACTGGGCGCGCTCGGCGGCGCGGTCGGCGCGGCGGCCAACATGATGCAGCGCGCCCAGCAAGGGCAGAACCCGCTGCCCGGCGGCCGAGCCGTCCCGCCAGCGCCCGGGGCGGCCAACCAGCCGCCCCGGCCACCAGCAAAGCCCCCCATGACCCCGCCACCGGGGAGGATGGCATGAACAACAGCCTGATCGAAACCAAGACCGGCGGCGGGTCGTTCGCCTACATCGTCGCCGGGTACATCGCCTGGGCGCTGCTGTTCTACGTGCCCGGCCTGCAAGACAACCTGCCGATCACGCTGCGCGAGCAACTGCCGTTCCTGATCGCGTGGTTCCTCGGCACGGTCATCGCCTGGTACCTGCCGCACACCCACCGCCAGGATCTGCTGCCCGTGGTGGAGGCCCCGGTCGCAGCGATCATCGAGGACGTGCCGCTGCCCGAGCCGCCGATCGCTGGCGGAGCCCCGCCGGTCCAGCAGCCCGCCCAGCTACCGGTGCAGAGCGCGCACGGCCAGGTCCCGCCGCACGCATGACCCAGCCAGCCCCGCCACAGCAACAGCAGCAGAACCTCGCCCTGGCCGCTGCGGCCGTGCTGGCCACCGCGGTGACCGTGGCCGAGGCGGCAGCGCTGCTGGCCCCGGTGTTCCTGGCGGCAAAGGTCCGCCGCGAGGCGCTGTCCGCCGCGCTCCAGGTGGTGATGGAACGGCCGCCGGACCGGACCGGCTTCTACGGCCCGGCCACCGCGCAGACCGCCCGGCTCAACCTGATCCGCCGGTCCCAGTTCATGGTCAACTCCAGCCGCCGGTTCAACGAAACCCTGGCAAGGGTGGCCGCGGGCGGGGCCGATCCCCGGGAACTGCTGGAGCAGATGTCCCGCGAGCGGCGCTGGTACGGCCAGCACCAGGAGGCGGTCTGGAACCGGATGCAGGCCGCCGCCGTGGTGGACTCCCGGGTGATGGACTACGGGCCGCTGCTCGGCTGGTACTCGGTGAACGACCGGAGAACATCACCGGAGTGCCGCAAGGCCAACCGGCACAACTTCCGCGCCGACGACATGCCCTCGATCGGTTTCCCCGGCGCGGTCCACCCGCACTGCCGCTGCTGGCCAGGGCCGCCTGTGCCGGGCGCTGCGGTGCTGCCCGGCGGCCAGCGGCTGCCGACCCGGGTATCCCGCCGCACGGCCCGCAGGCTTGCAGAGGCGGGCGTCTAGCCAGGTGTCACGCAGGCTGCTACCGTGGCCACCGTGCCGGGGAGATACCTGATCATTGACACGCAGGCCGAGCCGCCTGTCCTGGTCAGTGCCGACAACGTGCTCCCCCAGGTCATCGCGGACGCGCTGGCCGACATCCAAGCGAAGCTGGGAGTTCTCATGAGCATGGCAGGTCAGGAGCAGGCACAGATCCAGAACCTGGCTGACGGAATGAACGCGGTATCGGACCACGTGACCGCAGCCCGGCAGATGCTGGCCGACTGGATCGCCGCCAACCAGAGCGCGCCGCTGGACTTCACCCCGGCGCTGAACGCGCTGGCGTCGGTGGGGGCCGCGGCGAACACCCTGGACAACCTGGTGCCGCAGGTGCCGAGTGCCCCGATCCAGCCGGTGCCCGCTCCCCCGGACCCCGCGCCGGACCCCACCACGCCGATCACCGATCCGGGCACGCCGGACCTGCCGCCTGACGTCCCGATCGACGTCCCCGTGGCCACCGACCCGAACAGCACGCCTGACGGCGGCACGGGCGGTACGACCGACGTCCCCCCGGACCAGGCCCCGCCAGCACCAGCGTTCTGATCCCGCTCCGGCACGCCGCCGACGTCATCGCGGCGTGGTG